ACCGAGGGTAGGAGGAACGTAGCTCACGATCGCCGAGGACCGTGAGGAAGACGGGCGAGAGGCCTTCTTCTTCTTGGGAGTATTGCGAGCCACGAAGGCAAGCGTTGTGTTACTCTTAGGCATTGCGAAAGAGTGGCTGTTGTATGGTGTGCCAGACAGCTGGGCTGGGACTGTTCATCCGCATGAGCTTGCGCCGATCCGTGCAGTCTCTTGACGGTCCGGGATTCCTTGGAACCCCTTCGTGCGGAAAGTTTTACCCCTACGAGGGAACCGCTTTGGAAGGTTAACATGCGAACACCATGGAATAGTTTGTTAAGGTCGTCTCCTCCTTTCCTAAGGGGGGAGCTACGACAACCGGAGGATAGCTTCCGGGAACGGTAATAGCGGGGTACTCAATCCTTCCGACGTGAGGGGGCCCAGTTGGTCACCCGTGTACCAAAGGGTTCCCTAAGGAACCAGATGCTACATGAATAATCAAAAGGTAACCAGGACGCCAGCACTCCTGCGTTCGCGCGCGGCTCGGGAGCCGCCTGAGACCCAGAGATGAAATCGCCTAAGCGAAATCCGACCGAAGTCGACGGGAATTAGACAGACGGACCGAGCCGTTCCTAGGCTGTGGGCTAGCAAAGTGACTTCCGAGAAAACGGAACATGTCAAGATGCAAGCCGTTAGGGCAATAATAGTTGCCATCCTAATCTCCGGTGGTCAGTTTAATGACATAACCAGGTCAAGGGAGTCTAGCACTCCACCAATCGGTGATTAACACAGAACCACTTAGACACTCGCTTGAACTTAGCGAGGAGCCGCTGACGTGGCAGCGGCCGGCAGAGGTCGTCGTCCGAGGTGACGGTCCAGGGAGCTGGCCTGAACGGAACGACGAGGGGGGGCGAGGGGTTTCGGCATGGGCCAATGATAGGCTCAATGGTACGACGGACCCAGCCGTCGTTGCGAGCCGAAAGAAGGAGTTGAGAGACCAACCTCTTCTGTTGCAGGTTCATCGTCCACGACCAGCCGGTCGGGGGGGTGACGCCGCAACCGCCAAAAGAAGAGCTGACGAAAAGATTTCGCCCGCCCGACTCGTCGGCGATCTCGCATGAAAAGCGCCGCAGATACCTCGAGAGAACGAGGCGCTGGCCTGCGGCCGTTGGAACGCCGGAAAGGATTCGGTTCATCACACTGATGTAAGTGTTCTCTGATGACCGGTTCCCGGCAAGGTCGACGGGGTCGCCGTCGACAGTCGAAGTAACCTTGTGACGCCCCTGAAAGAGGCCCGATTGGAAGTACTCAATGCCGCGCGGGTGTTGCCCGGGGGGCCAGAAGAATACCTTCGAGTTCACTGTCGCAATCGTCGGGTGGTGGTAAGCCTTCCCGAGCGACATGACTAGGCCGACCTCAGCGCTGAGTCGAACCTCGTCCTGCCACCAACTTTCTGGACTCGTGTAAAGCTTGTCGTCACCGTTGATCAAAACGGTGCGAGAGGCATGACGAGGGCTGATACCGTGCTCGCGGGCGAGCATCAAGTGGACAGCGAAATTGGCAAGGCAGAGGACGGGGAAGGAAAGGATCGATCCCATGAGCTGACCATTCTGTTGCATGACGTCAGGAACACCGCTACGCACCGGGTAAGAAACCAGGTGAGGGGCGAGAACGGACGTATAGACAGTCTGGTGGGCAGACGGGAGGTCCCGAATGATTGCGTTGAGGATGAGGCGTGAGAGACAGGCCGAAAGCCCGTCAGTCGCGCCCTTGTAGTCAATAGACTTGCGCGTCAACGGATCGGAACAGCGGGTCCCGGCCAATGGCCCGGACTGGCCGAATCGATGGAGAAAAGGCTCGTCTAGCGGTGATGTGAGAAGCTCGATGCCATCAAGATGACTCGGACTGATACTCTCGCCTGTGAGGACGAAAGCAGGGTGCCTCCGGAGAGCGCCGTGAATGCGCTTCTGGAGGGGCTTGGAGAAGTAGTAGAAGAACGCCTCACCCTTGGAGATCACACGGACCTTAAGAGGCTCGATGATACCTTGAATGGCGCACGACAAGGGGCGTGCACCATAAAGTGAGACGTCCGTCAGAACTTCGGAACGGACAAAGTCCGACCATTGATCGGTCACGACAGCGCGATAAAAGCTGACGCAGGTCTTGACGACCAAGCGCCCGTCGATGATGGCCCGCTCGAAGTAGCGGACATCGACAAGCTCTCGCAGTCGAGCAATTGGTTTTTCGACCTCGACGTTATTACGGTCGAGTTCGGGGCAGCCGAAGAACGAGCTAAGGAGCTCGCCCTGTTGGCCACCATCCTTCCTAGACGAGTAGAAAGAGGCGTTCGGAGATGCAACGTGATCGCAGGTCGGGTCAAGACCCTCGACCGCGGCACGGATCGTACCGAGGATGCCCTCCTCCTCGAGCAGGCGGACGTATTCCTCGGCGCGGGAAGCGCTAAGAGGGTCGGCCCGGGACATCTG